GTCATCTGAACAACAACTACTAAAACTTTATAAACAAGCTGTAGCTTCTTTCTGGCCTGTAGAAGAAGTTGATCTTTCAAAAGATAGAAAAGATTGGGAATCACTTTCTACAAATGAACAACATTTTATTAAAAATATTCTAGCTTTCTTTGCCGGTTCTGATGGTATTGTTCAAGAAAATCTTGCTTCAAAATTTCAAGTTGAAGTTCAATCACCTGTTGCACGTCTATTTTATGGTCTTCAAAATGCTATGGAAGGTATTCATTCGGAAATGTATTCTCTTCTAATTGATCAATATATTAAAGATCCTCAAGAACAAAAACATTTGTTTCGTGCTATTGATACTGTTCCTTCTATTAGAAAGAAAGCTTTATGGGCTCTAAATTGGATGAATGTTCAAAAATCTTATGCACATCGTCTAGTAGCATTTGCATGTGTTGAAGGTATATTCTTTTCAGGAGCATTCTGTTCTATATATTATTTTAAAAAGAGAGGTCTTCTTCCAGGATTAACATTTTCAAATCAATTAATTTCTAGAGATGAAGCTTTACATACTGAATTTGCTATTGAAATGTATAAACTTATGGAAAATAAATTAACACAAGTAGAAATTGGTAATATTGTTGATGAAGCTGTTCAAATTGAAACTGAATTTATTTGTGATTCATTACCTTGTTCTTTAATTGGAATGAATGCAAAAGATATGACAACATATATTCAATTTGTTGCTGACAGACTATTACTTCAATTAGGCTGTCAAAAACTTTATAATTCTACAAATCCATTTGATTTTATGGAATTAATTTCTTTAGAAGGTAAAACTAATTTCTTTGAAAAGAAAGTTTCTGAATATTCTAAACCTGGTGTTGGTCTTTCTGTAGAATCAATGAAAATTAAATTTGATGATGAATTTTAATTTTAAAAAGCATTTCTAGGAAGAGTTTTAGGTTTAGCTTGTTTTCCAGGATTATATAAAAAAGTTTCAACTTGATTTCCAGATACAAATTTTGTTTTAGGATTTGGTAGAAATTCTCTTATACCACTAGTAGTAACTTGTATTTGATAAAGATGAGTTACTGATTTATCTTGTTTTTTAGGTTGACGTGCTTGTAAAGAACCTAATCTTCGCATTTGAATAAATTGTGAAACATCGGCCATTCTTTTACGTTTATTAAGAGATTGTTTTATCTTTGAAACAAATTAAATGAGTAACTTTTTAAATGTTAGTGTATTAGTTTTAGCTACTATGGTACTTGTATTAGCTGGTATGTTAGGATATTTATATTGGCAACAAAATAAACTTATGAGAGCTATGACATCTTTATCTGCATTTGTTCAAACACAATTTACTCCTCCTTTAGCTGTTGAAGAAACTCCAGAAACACAACCTGATACTCAAGAAACACACGATGACGAAGATTCTGATTCTGATGATTCTCAAGATGATCGTGTTTCTGTAGAATTAGTTGAAGAATTAATTGAACAAAAAGTTCAAGTTCCTGAAGTTCCTGCAAAAGCAGAAGCAGAAGCAGAAGCAGAAGCAGATAATGATTCTGATGTAACTTCTAAAACTATGCCACAATTACGTGAAATTTTAAATAAACGTGGTATTCCTTTTGGTAAACGTGATTCTAAAAGTGTCTTAATAGAACTATTAAAAGCATCATCTTAATTATAATTATAAAATAAAGATGAAATTTCATTTAAAATCTTTAGATTCACTTGCAGGAAATTATAAAAAAGTACTTGTATTTGATTGTGAATTTTGGCATGTTATGAAAAAATCAAGAGATCGTTATTTTACAACAGTAAATAAAGAAAATTTCTTTTTTATTCCAAGAGAAATTGGTGGATTTCTTCTTGAAAAAAAAGGAGATGAATGGGAATTAAATAAACCTTTTTTTGTTACATTAAGTAAACCACCTAGAGATACAGTTTTACCTATTTCACATTATTCTACAGTAACTCCACAAACAGGATGGAAACTTGATGCAATTGAAAAAAGATTAGGTTTATCATGGGGTCAAGCTTTTTATACAAAATTAAATGAAGCAGGACAAAAAGCTTATAATGAAGGTATGGAAATTTATAATGCTGATGAAAATATTAAAACACATCATCAAGACAATTCATGGTATTCTACATTTATAAAAATATATTCTGAATGTTTAATTGTAGTTAAAGGAACAGGAGATATAGAAGCTTTAAAAAATGCTTCAATCTTATATAATTTTAAATATAAAGATCCACTTGAAGTAATTGATATTGCAGAATGGAATGAAGAAAGTATAAGATTATGTTCAACTGCAAAATTAGCTGGAAGTTTTGATTGTATAAAAAAAGATTTAGATGAAGAAACTAAAATTTTAGCTGATTATCTTCCTCTTGAAAAAGCACATGATCCATCAACTGATGCTTCAATGACTATTTTAATTGCTTTATATATTGAAAGTCAAAAACCATAAATTTCTAATGATATTGTGGATCACCTGGTCCATGAAACTTACGTTTATTAAAACATAAACATAACATGAAAACACCTAGAAATGGAAGTAATATTGCTGCTGGCATATTTACCTCATATGATTTAACAAAAGATTCAGCACTAATATTCATCGTGCTTTTTGAATTGAGTTAAACTTACTAATAAAAAATAATCCATTTTTTAAGGCAAGAATTCACGGAATCTACATGTATAAGCATCAATATTCTTAGAATAATTTGCTACTAGAAGTTGAACACGTGGATCTTCATTATCCATATTTTCTTGAATCCAAGTTTTCAATTTAATCATGTATTCACTACAAGTTTTTGCCCATTGAATTTTATCTTCCTTGTACTGTAGCATATGCTGAGAGTTAGAATCAATAAAAGCTGGATTGAAAATTTGTGGTGTTCCACTATACCTTGAACAATATGGACCTAATGGCCATGGTTCACTTGGCATATCTCCAGGAAATCCTGCAGGTCGTGTAAGATTAAGAGGTGGAGGATAAGCCATTTGGAGTTTTTTGTAAAAATTATTCTTCTAATATAAAAATATCCGTTTTTACATTAGAATATAAATAAAACAATGATTATCTCATTTGATGTAGGTTTAAGAAATTTAGCATTTTGTATTCTAGATAAAGGTCCAAAAATTAAAGAATGGGGTGTAATAGATGTTATGGCTGAAGGTTCAGGACAAACAGCTTCTTGTTTTAAATGTAAGAAACCAGGATGTTGGAAATCCCAAGACAAATATGCTTGCACGAAACACAAGGGTCAGACATTTACAAAGACTTCACTTATGAAGAAAACGTTGGAGATTCTAAAGAAAGAAGCAGCGACATTGAAATTAAATCTACCATCGAACAAAAAAGACCTCGTAAATGGATTGTATTCTCATTACTCTGTATTTGTTTGGAAACGATGTATCAAATCTTGTAAAGCTGGTTCTGTAGTAGATTTAGCACCTTTAATATCAAAAGCTTTAAAAGCAAGAACTTCTTTATGGACTGGTGCATCAGAAGTTATATTTGAACAACAACCTGATAAAAGAATGATGGCAGTTCAAGCTATGATGCATATGTGGTTTGTATGTCATGGTTATCCAGTTAAAGGTGTTTCTGCTACACATAAATTAACTAATATTATTACTATAGAAGATTCTACTAAGACGTATAGAGGTAGAAAGAAAACTGGTATTTTACATACAGAAAAATTATGTCCACCTGAATGGCTTGATTTTTTTAGAAAACATGATAAAAAAGATGATTTAGCTGATTGTTTTTTACAAGGTTTATGGTATCTTACAAAATAAACCTTTGTCTCAAAGTCCTACAAATATAATAATAAGATGTACGATGTGAGTTCAATGTTCTTCTAAGATGATTTTCACCTTGAGAAACAAGATATTCAAGTCGAATAATTTCATACCAGATACGATCTTGTTCTTCATAAAGTCTATTATAACAACCAAACTTTTTTCCATTTCTGGTCATTTTTAGTATTTTTAATAATAATAATTATATTGAAAAAAATTCCATTTTAATTTGTCATTTCTTGAATTACATCAAGTCCTGCATCCCATGCAACTTCATCACAACCTCCAGCAGTATCTAGAAAATCATCGTCTGGATTATCTACTAAAAGTTTTTTAATAGTTAATAGCTGAAAATTTAGCCATTTATTACTACCAAATTTACCAATGAGATCTATAGGGTTTTTAGTTGGAAAGTCTTCTTGAATAGATTCAACATAAGACTCATAACTCATATTAAGAATGCTAGTAATATTTTCTACAACTCTTCTTTTAATGATAAATTCTTTCCATTCTTTATTATCAGAGATACTTAAGACTTCAGCTTTGATGTCAATTGTAGGTATCTTGATAGGTGGATTTGGAGTAAGTTCAGCAATTTCTGCTTTAATTTCAGCTAATTGTTTATGTAGTTCACATAGACGTTCTTGAACTTTAGACTCCATTTTAGTTAATTTATTTACATTATTAAAAAAATATTCCGTTTTGCGTTCAAGTTTATAGAAGAAGATATGATAAAATAGTAAATGGAAGTTGTAGGTTTAGATTTATTAACAAATCCAGCAATGTCAGGTGATTCTCTCCCAAATTTAGATAATTTTGTATTACCTGAATTTAATGATGCTCCACGTATAGTTCCTTCAGTTGAATCTACTGGACCAACTGAAACTTGGAATGGTGTTCAAAATTTAAATGCAGATACATTTATTCCTTCTCAAACTAGAATGTCTGATGAACATGTTCAACGTAAAAAATATGAAACTTTAAGAAAATTTGATAGATTAGCTAAATTAGGTGTTCCTTTAAGAAAAAGATTTACTTTAGATTCATCTTTAGAAGAAATGGAGATGGAATTAGATTTTATCAGAAAAGAAAAAGATATGGATAGAAGTGTTCAACAATTTTCTGAATGGTTTGTTACTGGTATGGGTGGATTAGAATGGTCATCTAAAAATGTAGGTATGGTAAAAGCATTTGGTTTACAATTAGATGGTCTTTCTGAAGCTGCACAAATGAAAGTTGGTGATATGGAAGAAGATTTTGAAGAATTATATGATTTATATGGTGATAAACTTAGAATGCATCCTTTAGTACGTATTCCTATTAGAACTTGTATGATGGTATATATGGTTCATTTAACTAATCAAATGGTTCAAAAATCACCTATTCCAAATATTGATCAAATTTTAAAAACTAATCCTGATATTGCTCGTCAATTAGCTACTGCTGCAATGCAATCACAATCTGCTCCTCAACGTCAACAACCTAATATGTCTAATTCTGGTGGTGGTAATCCTTTAGATGGTTTAGCTAATTTTATGAGTTCTATGGTTCCACCTCCACCACAACAAAGACCACAAACTATTAAATCACCTGTAAAAATTCAACGTCCTCAACAACCACAACCTCCACAAACACAAATGAAACCTCCTTCTTTACCACCTGATATTTCTGAATTATTGAAATCTGTTGGTGTTCCACAAAGAGAAGAAAAGAAAGTTGTTATGACACAACCAGCTAAAAAAGGTGGTTCTACAGGTAAAAACTCTGTAAGTATTAAACTTTAACGAGGATTTACAATACAAAGTTTCTTATTTTTATTAAAATAAATTGAAGAAGCTTTTATTTCACAACATGATTCTTCATCAACAAGATGAATATAAACATTTTTAATAAGTTTACAAAGATGCATAATACATTCTAAATCATCAGTATACATTTCATTAATACATTGTTTATTCCATTCAATAAAATCATTATAATTCATATTATTCCAGAATTCATCATATGAGAAATCTTTAATTCTTTTAAAAGTATATTCATCAATAATAGTGTTAAGTAGAATATCCATTTGCTTTTTTTTACAAATGTTTGAAAACAGAAAAAAATCCATTTTTAGTAAGATTAATGTAAATCAATACAAATAATTATAGAATCATCTTCTACAACTTTTCCTTCAACATTAACATAACAACCAAAAGTTGAAATATTATTTGTATAAGATTTTTGTAATTGAAAATTTACATTATCATTTATCCAATCAATGTAAATCTTACGTGCTAATGGTGACATTTCAACATATTTGTTTGCATGTGTTTTAACAAAGCTAATTTCTTTTCCATCTTCCCAACCAAGTGGAAATGTTTCATATTCTGATGTACCAAATGGTCCAGTCCAGCGTATAAAACTAATAAACTTAATTTGAGGTAAAAGAGGAAATAAATCTTGCATGGTAAATTAGAAATTTTAAAATAAAAAATAATATAAGAAAAAATTCCGTTTTAACATTTTATTCTTAATTTTATTAAGTAAAATGTTTCATCCTACAAGATTATTAGAAGTTCAAAAAACTATTTCAGAAGATTTAGAAAGAATTAAAATTTATGATTCTGTAAAATTATATCTTTGTTGGTATGATCAATTTTTAGTTTCTGAAGAAGAATTTAATGGACATTATCCTTGTTCAGATAAAAAAGTTTCTCTTGAAGAAGTTATTGCAATTATTAATTTAGTATTTAAAAAACCATGTATAATTAGACATAATGTTATTGTTAATCCTATTCCTACTGCTTTAGTTTTAACAAAAAGAGGAGATATTGAAGAATATGTTGAAATATGTCTAATCAAAAATTTATAATTTTAATAAAAAATAAAAAAAACATAAAAATGTATGCCTACATTATTATGAAAATTAAATTACTAGCTAGGTAAATTTAATTTTTAATTTATCTTTGAAAATTTTATAAAGTCATTCTTTTTTTCGTTAAAGAAAACGAGTAAATCTGGTCATAGTTTACTAACAATTGTTTTACAACAAAGCTCTTCAATAATATAGTATTGACACAATATATTGCCCCTCCTTCGCAATATATAAATAACTAACTTCATAGTTCCTTTTACCAATGATTTTCGACAGTTCATTAACTGATTTGTGGCTCGTAATCCAACGCACACAAATAATATTACACATTTAAGAGTTCTTATATTCTAATTTTTGTAATCCTTATTACTTTGTAAGATCAAAGTATTTCCAGAATTTATTTTTAAAATTTTAAATTTTATTTAATTTATAAATTGTCTTTTAAAAGGCAAAATATTAAACTAATTTCAAATTTAAACGTTTAAGAATAAACTCTAAAAATATTTTTTATAATAAAAAAAGATTCCGTTTTCTACACAATAGTCAATTCTGATAACAAAGATACAAGCTCTTTGCCACTAGATGGAGGTTTAAATCCATTATCACTAAATAGATTCTGCCAATGAACAAGTATTTCAAATACATGTTCAGTATCAGTAAGTCTATGTTGTTGTGTAGGAACAACTTCTTTTGTTTTCCAATTGTAGAAGCGAACAATTCTTTCTTTACCAGTATCATCAATAATGTCATCAACAATGACAGTATGATTTTTTGGTACAAAGTAAGAAACTCTCTCTGTTGAGAAATCAAAAGTAACAACTTCTTGATCACCTCGCAATTTAGAAGGAAGTGTAAACTTCATTCTGGGGAAATTCAATTCTTTTTATTTTACATTAAAAAAATCCATTTTTCTTTCAAAATCTTTCAAAATCTTTCAAAAAAATAGTCTATCCGAGGATTGCACACGGGACCCCCCGCTCATAAGACGGGTGCTCTACTACTGAGCTAATAGACTAATTTTTATAGTCTTAGTGTGTGTAAATGAAAAAACAAGAAATAAATTCTTGTCAGTTCAACATGCATTCAATTCATCACTCAGCTCCCTGTTTTTTTCATTGGCTGTCAGAATAAGAGAGAGAAGGGGACATGATGGGCGTGTGTTGGAGTCTAAGATGGCATTCACATAGAAGTCATACATAAATTCCCTACCATACAGAGCACGAGCTTTGTTTTCTGCCATACTCAATTGAGCATTTGATATCTCCAGCCTGATATGTAAATCAGGAGAAGAATCACCCTCTTTTGGCATACTAGCATACTTGAGCTTGAAATCTGAAGCAGCTTTGTTGAAGTTGGAGATGGCACTTGGGCTTCTTTTGTTATCCCACCACTGCTCATAAGCATCATGAAGACGAGTTCTATACTCATACGTCCAGTGATTGTCATCGCTGTAGTATTGATTCATGTTAGGACGTTTCAAACATACTTTTCTATAATAAAAAATTCCATTTTTATTTTATTTTTTATTTAAATTTAAATATGGATATACAAGACCAACTAAAATTATTAATAAAATTCCAATATCAACAGTTCTAACAATTTTTTTATATTTTAAAGGTAATTCTTCATATTCTTTTAAATAAGAAGGTGGTTTTGCCCATCCCCACATCCATCCTAAAATTGTAGGTTTTAATCTATCATTACAATCAAAAATTAAATCATACCATGCCATTAAAACATAAGCTGAACATGCTAATAAAAAAGCTAGAATATAATCATGTTGCCAAAATCTAGGATGTGGCATCCAATAAATAAATAATACAAATGCAGAAAATACAAGACATTTAGGATTTAAATAAAGAGGAGTTCCAAATAAACCACCACCCATTATAATTATGATATAAAATATAAAATATAAAATATAAAATATTAAAAACGATTTTGGTATAAGATTAATATTATTAATTAAAAAAAATGGGTTATATATTCTTTAAAAATGAATTTCCAACTTCTGAAGATACTGCAAAACATTTCCAAGAAATATTTAATATATATTCAAATCGTCCAGATTTAGCAGAACAATTTCATTCACAAGTTTTAAAACCTTTTGGTAAAGCAATGTCAGATTATAGATATAATACTGATTATTTCCCATGGAATCCTTTTATTGGTGGTATATTTACAAAAATTAATAATATTTCTATTTGGAATACTTTAATTGAAACTAGACATATGCCACATAGAAGAATGCTTTTAGCTGTTTTACTAATTTGGGGTTTTGCTAGTCATGATGAATATGAATGGACTTATGAAGATGAAAATAAATTATTTATTGAATTTGAAAATTCTGAAATTCTTAAAAAAGCTTTAGCATATTCTCATATTTATCCATAATTTATTAAAAAAATTAAAATGGAATTTTTTATTGTAAAATAATATTAATAAAGAAAAGAAAGATGATTTCTTATAATGAACAAACAGATCAATATTCAGTTTCTGTTTGTTCAGGAAATTATACTTTACCTATTGGGGTTGAACCACAATATAAATTAGATCCAATTGGTTATTTTATAGCTTATATTGAAGATAATTTAGTTATACGTATACCTCTAAAAGATTATGAATATGAAGAAATTCATGAAAGTATTAACTAAAAACGGATTTTTTGTTATTTTATAAATTTTTTATAAATATTTTATAAATTTTATTATAAAAAATGCTAGTTTCTCTTCCTAATAGCACATCAGCATTTCAAGTTCGTGCAAGTAATCCTTATAATGTTCGTTCATTGTCAGGTAGTATTGTACCTATTGGAGATGCTTCTATTACAAGAGTAGGTAAAACTCATGTTGCTATTATTATTGATGGTAAACAAATTCTTAAAATGAGATGTTGTGATACTGATTTTCTACATGAAGCTTTTAATTCATATATTAAGGCAGCTACAATTGCTTTGAAAAATCGTGCAAGTGAAGAAACTTATTAAATTAAAAATATTAAAAATAGAAAACTATAATTTTTTAACCCATACTTGTGGACCAGCATTACGTTTTTGAACTTTTGAAGGATCAAAATCATCACCTGCTAACATTGTAGATGAAAAAGGTTGATTATTTGTCCATAATGAATCATCACACATTTTAAATGATGGATGATCACTTGCTTTATACCAAAATACTTGATCTTCTAATCTATTTGATTGAACACCATTAGCTATAACAAGACATTCATAATTTTCTGTACATTGATCCATAAATTGACAAAACATTTCAAATGTTGGAAACATACCTGCATAATTATCATAAATTCTTTTTCTATTTGTAATATTATTTTCACGTAAAATAAATACAAAATCTATATTTGTTCTTAAATTTGGTGTAATACCTAAAGGATATTGCATAGTTATTAAAGTTACCATATCTATATGTCTGCCATTCATAAAAATATAACGTGTAGATTCTTCATTAATCCATGATTTATCATATAAACAATCATCTAAAATTAAAAATGCACGTGGATCAGAATTTGATGATCCACCATGTGTTTTTTTATCATGATTTCTTGATTGTTTTACAGCTAATTGTCTTTTAATAGCATTCATAACAATTTCAGGTTTATATTTGTCATGAATTAATTTAGATGGAACCATATCTTGAAAAAAAGGATTCGCAACTTCTGTACCAGAAATTACAGTTCCAACTGGAAAACAGTTTCTTGTATTTGCTAAAATATCTCTAACTAAGAAAGATTTTCCAGTATCTTTTTTTCCAATTAAAACTATCATTGGAGATTTTCGTGAATCTATTTCACATCTCTCAACTAAGGTCTGAACATTAAATTTCTTAATTTGAAAATTCATTGCGTGAACTTTTGCTTAATTTACTACGAAGATTATAATTAATATGACTAAGCGTAAATCTGAACTTCGGTGTTTACCAACAGAACTTCAAATTTGTAAAACTAAATATAAAAGTGAATTATGGAATATTCATAAATTACAACCTTTTTTTCCACCAATTGAATGTTTATTTAAAACTGAAAAATTAGATAAATTATCATTAGGTATAAAATTTCCTCAAATTTTAGATGCTGAAGGTTCTACATTAAAATTATCTACTTCAGATGTTCAAGTTCATCCTAAAATTACTATGCTTATAAGTCCATATAAATGGATGAAAGGTGGAATGTCAATGGGTTTACCAATGTCATCAGATCTTGCACAAAAAGTACATCAGAAATTACAAACACCTAATAATGCAGGATATGTAGGTTCTATATTATCTGTAGTTCTTTCTAAATGTCAACATTTTCCTCAAATTTATGGAACTTTTACTGGAATTGCTAAAGAACATAAAATAGATATTTCTGATGATTATGAAGATTTATGTGATGAATCATGGTTTACTAAAAATATTGGTAAAACATTTGATTTAAAATTAGATTCAGAAGTTGGACAAACTATACAATATTCTAGAAAAGCAAGATTAAATTTAGAATTTGGTGATGATATTGAAATTGATGATATACAAGAATTAAAAATAGATTTAGATTTACAATTAAATAATGAACAACCTGGAGAATTAAAACAAGTTTTTCATGAAAAAGAAGATAATTCTGAAACTTCATCTATATCAACTACAGAATTATTTGAAATTGATTCTATGGCATCATCATTTGATGAATCATGGGATTCAGAAGAAGATCAATCATTTGCTTGGGCTACATTTAAAGATGTTCCTGTTCAATTAACTATTATGGAAAAATTAGAAGGAACATTTTATGAACTTTTAAAAGATTCTGAACATGAAAAACATCTTGCATGGTTAGGACAAATTATTTTTGCTTTAGCTTTTGCACAACGTAATTTTGCTTTTACTCATAATGATTTACATGGAAATAATATTATGTTTAAAAAAACTTCTAAAGAATTTTTATATTATTCTACAGAAGGAAAATCATATAAATTACCAACATATGGTTATTTATTAAAAATTATAGATTTTGATCGTGGTATTGGATCAATTAAATTACAAGGTATGAAAGAACCTAAATTATTTATGAGTGATCAATTTAATTTTTGTGAAGAAGCAGGTGGACAATATAATTCAAGTCCATTTTATACAACAAAAGTTCCACCAATTAAACCAAATTCTTCATTTGATTTAACAAGATTAGCTACTGCATTATTTTGGGATATTTATCCTGAAGGACCAGAATATGGAGAATATCAAAATTATCCAGTATTTAAATTATTTATGAAATGGATGACTTTAGATCAAGGTTCAGTATTATTTTTTAAGAAAAATCCTAAAGTAGATAGATTTATTGGATTTTCATTATATAAAGCAATTGCAAAATATAGTAAAAATGCTATACCTCAAAAAGAAATTTCTGCATTAGATTGTTTCTTAGGTGAATGTCCTGTTGAAGAAACACCATTAATTATTGAGGATTAATTCTAATTCATCAAGTTCATTTAAATAACCATCTATAATTTTATAAGAAAATTGTAAATATATTTTATTTTGTAGACGATCTTTTACAGGATATGAATCTATAATATAATTAAATTTATTTTCTATAAGAATATTTTTAAACTTTTTAATTTTTTCTTCAGATAATTCTTTTAATGCTCCACCATAAAATATAGCTTCTTTTCCTTTACCATTAGCTGTTGCAGTATCTACACCAGTTCTTAAAATCCATGATTTATAATATTCTTCTTTTGCAATTAATGGCATCTTTAAAGAATTTTTAAAGAATTTTTAAAGAATTTTTAATAGTTTTTCTAAACTCTTAAAAATTCCATTTTATAATTTTTATTTTTTTATATTTTTTATTAAAATGTATTAGAAAGTAGGAACACCAACAAACATTTCTTCAACAACTTCAGGTTTAGTTTTTGAAACAACTTCTGCTACTTTGATAACTTCTGTTACATCATCTGAAGATAAAGAATAACCAGTTCCACCAGATAATAATGCTGCAACTGTAGTAATTTTTAAAGCTGTTAACCAATCAATAGGTTCACTACGCATACGTCTATCAATAACATATAAAATAAAACTTAATAAAGTTACTATTACAACAATATAAATTAACATCATTTTATTGTTGTTAATTTAAAAAATTTTATAGATTTAAAACGAGTGTGTCTTCTCCAACTTTTGATTGAATTTCATCTAATGGATCAATTTCTTTTTGTTCAAGATTAATTACTTTTACTTCTGATTTTTCTACTTCTTTATCTTCTTGAAGTTCTAATGCAGACATATCTAATTCATCACCTAAAGAAATACTTTTTGGACGTTGTTGCAATTCATCAGAATCAGAATCAGAATCAGAATCAGAATCTGATTCAGGTACATCTTCAAATAAAACAGTTTTAGATGCTGATGGTGGTGCTTGTTCAGGTGGTTCAGTAAAATAAGATTTTGCAATAATTTCCCATGGTAAAAATGTTCTAACAACATCATCTAAGGTTTTATGAATTATTTGTTCAATTTCTTGTCTATTTTTAGCTTGTTGTTCAGATGGAATACCAGTCTTAAATAAATATGCTACTTGCCATAATTTTCTAGCAGAATGTTTATATAATTCATGAACAAATTTTGTTACATTTGGACGATCAAATTCTACCTTAACTTGTGATGATGAACCACGATATTGTAAAGCAGCAAAAGATTTCATATATGCTAAAAAAACACCCATTAAAATATCATCAATATAAGAACATTTAGATACTTTTAAAATACGTTCAACTTCTTCAGAAAGAGTATTTTCTGACCAATCTGGAATTTTAGTTAAAAGATTTTGAAAAGTTCTTAAAGTTTCACCAGGTTGTTTATTTTGTTCACATAATTTTACAGAACTTTCATGAATACTCCAAAAACCTTCAGATAATCTTGGAACTAATAAAGTAGATAAATATTCACGTAATTGTATTTTTGCAATTTCAGTATCTCCCATTTTTCTTTTTAGAAAGAATCATTTTATTAAAATAAAAACGGATTAATTATTGATAATAAAATTATTAATAATTA